TATTTGCTCCAATTGGTGTTATCCTCAGTATATTTGATGGTGTATCAGAAGCTCAGGATGCAGCAGACAAGATTGGTGAAGATGGTGGTGGTTTCCTACAGAAACTCCTTGGTGGGGTAGTTGGCTTTATCGGTGGTATCATCGATGGAGCGATCATGCAGCTTGGCGATCTAATTAAGGATGGTATATCTTGGGTTGCAGATAAGCTAGGGTTCTCTGCAATTAGTGAATCGCTAGACAGCTTCTCATTCAGTGAGAATTGGAATGAAGTCCTTGATAGCATCTACGACTTGATTGTTAGTCCAATTGATTGGGTCAAGAGACAATTTCAGAATTTAAAAGATGGATTCAATGATAGCATGAGCGCTTTGGTTGATGCTGGTGGAATGGTTGATGACTTCATGAGAGATCTTCTCCGCTCAATCCTACCAGACCCATCTGGTGGTTGGACATCTATCCAGGGTGTTGCATCAAAAGCTATTCCGTCTTTCATTTACGAATATGCTGGACTTGATCCAGACACAGGTGAAGAGCTTCCAAGGCCTGATATGGATGCGCAACAACTATCTGGTAATCAGATTAATGATATGTTTGCTGCAGCTCAGGAAAGTGGTATTGATCGCGATGAACTGATTGCTCGACTTGCAGCTGGTCGTCAGGTACAGATTCCGAATTACGGTACTGTTAGCTCTGATACTGGTGGTAACGTGTCTATTGTTCCTATTGAAGCAGCAACTGTCCGTGGGCCGTCAGCTGTCGAATCTCTAGCAGCACAATAAAAAAAGGGGAGCTAACCGTAGCTCCCCGCGGGTGTATTAGGGCACCACCCCATCTGAGTGTTGCTTAGTTAGTGTTAGCCAACTTTGCAAAGTAACTCAATGTATCGTCATCAGATGATGAGGTCGATACAGGCGGATCAAAAGACTCTCGCTCCTGCTGAGCTGGTTGCTCACGCTCAGGGAAGGTAGGAGCTGGTGCAGTCTCATCCAATGAGATCTGCTCAGCAGTTGTCCGTGTAGGACCTTCTTCACCAAGTGTGCGAGCCAACTTAGTTGCGAGCTCATCGTACGATTTATAATTCTTAGGATCCACAAACTCTTTCAGTGCATACTGTGAGTTGTAGAGCTCTTCGAGTTTAGCATCATCACCACCAAACAACGCAGCGGCAGATGAAAACTCTGACTTATCATAGTTGCGATATCCCTCAACATTACGGATCTTGAGTTTGAAGTCCGCACCTTCCCAGAAGTCGAAGGGGTTGATAGGATCCTCGTCGGCAAACTGAGGTTGCATCACATCCATGATCTTATCGAAGATCTTCTTCCCGAACTTGTACAGGAAGACCTTACCTTCGTTCTGTGGATTAGATGGATCGCTCACTACAAGCACATTAGCTACGTAGTGGAGTCGACGCTTCTGCTTACGTACAGTAGCCTTATCATCATCCAGTCCAGTGTTCCATAGCTTGGAGTTCAACTCACAAACAGGACATGCTTCACCGTTCAATGAAGTACGGCAGTTCTCGATCATCCACTGACCTGTTGGTCCTTGGAAAGCATGATCCCAGTAGCGAACCCATGGAAGGTCTTCACCCTCGGTAGCAGGGAGAAAACGTAAGACGGCGTAACCATTACCTGCCTTATCGACAGTTGGTTTCCAGAGACGTTCGTCAACATATGAGTTCTTTGTAGCAGCCTGAGGCTTACCACCAGCTGCTTCTGCAGCATTGACAAGAGCGTCGATGTTGGCGGAACGGTTTTTTAGATTTGAAAATGACATATATGTGTATCCTTCGTATGTTTGCGTATGTTCGTGTATTATACTATGTATTGAATGTATTGACAACGATTTTTTTCATTTTATTTACGTCCACGTTGACAAAAGGCTCGAGCTTAGTAAACTTGCGATACAAATCTGGCCAGACGATAGTCTCCGTAATGCTTTTGTTTGCCTGATGCAAAAAGCCTGTTAATTTGTTTAGTATCACAATACTAGCTAAGCTAATATCACCGCGGTTGTACAAGGTAACAACTGGTGGCAGTTGTTTATCTTTGACCGTTAGTAGGTCATCAAATGTTATTTGATCCACCTCGCACCTTGTACATAGAGTATGTATATCTTTTTGAAACTCGTAACTTATGCTTTCAAGTGTTTTCCTCCATTGGATATACGTAGCGTCAGACTTATCATCAAGCATGTCGCCAACCCATTTAGTCCCATAAGCAAACTGAGAGACATAGTAATCAATCAGCTCATTCTGCTTAGGGAAGCGCCTTGCCAGTTTGGCAAAGTAAAATTTATCTCGACGCTTATAGAACGCCTGCGGTTTGGCACTCGTCTTATAGTTGTACTTTGGCGCATCATAGCTATCACTCTCGAAGTGGAGCTTCATAGCCTGGTACAACTTGTAACTATCAAACGGGTCCAAATTAATTCTCTCAGTCAAACGGAAGTTCATTGCCTTTAGGTATCAAATTAAGTTTCATTGCTTCTGCTTCGATCTTCCCTTTAATGGAATCACTCAGCAACCTATTCACCTCAGATGGATCTATCTCGTTATTTTCACAAACGATAATGACTGCATCCATCCAGGGAACACTAAGACTCTTGACTTGTTTCTCAACAGCCTCCGAGAACCTCTTCTTCGTCATTATACGTTTTTCGATTTCTGTCATATGTTAGGTCCATTTCTAATTGTGTTTCTTGTTGTTGATCTTCGGTATAAAAATCTAGCTTGACATCAGTACTGTATCCAACACTATGCATGAATTTCTCAAAGCCTTCAACAAGCTCCTCAACCGTGCACTCATCAAACATAGTGATCTCAATCGTTTCGATCCCAGAGAAAGGTTTATGCTCCTCTGGGATTGTATATGAGAGTTTGATCATATTAATCTCCTAAAAAAAGTATCTTAACAGTGATACAAACAACATGAAGCTGATCACTGAATTTAGTAGAATTAGAGCTCTATCCTTCCATGCTAGGGAAACATACAACCATAATCCTGTTCCGATCCATGAAAAGAATACATCATAGATCTTAGGTATTTCATCAACTGAACGACATGCAACAGCTATCAGAACAAGTAAAGTAGCAATCCATTTAGCGTAGTACACATAACCTTTCGTTTTAATTAATGTTACATCTTCATTCAGTGTCTTCATTACATATCCAAGTCTGTCATATCACGAACGGTTCCAGTTCGTTGATCGTAAACTTTATGAGCAGCTAGCTCTTGCTCCAACCTATCAGCAGCTACACGAAGACCAGTAATCATATCTCGCACCTCTTTAATATATGGTACATCGGTATCATCATAATCTTCTCTATATGCCTGAAGGCATGGTACACCATCCTTAACGATAACGATGCTCTCAAATACTTGCTTCACCATCTCATCGTATGAGGTGAATACCTCAACAGCTGGTGCACAATCATCCCCAATGTATGTTGTAACTGTAATACCATTATACTCTAAATATGGATAAGAGTCAACGTTAATCGATGCTTTCATTTTCTACTCCTGACAATCACTACCTGGGTATACGTATAGATCTTCTTGCTCTTCTATAAAGTCTCCAGCAGTCATAAACTTAATGTCACCCATTACCCTTCGCTTTCTAGATTCCAGATACATTTGTTCTTCCGTCTTGGAAACTTGTTCGTCCTTCCTTGGAGTAATGCTCTGACCTTTATCAAAATCTTCTTCATATACTCCGCCACACATTACTTTACCTCTTGAGGAAAATACCTCACCATTCCAAAACTTTCTTCAGGATATCCAAAACTACATACCCACTCTGCTAAATCGAAATCATTTCTTACCCAAAGGTCGTATCCTTTGCCTTGAACTGCTTCCTCTGGTAATGCACGAGGAAACCCATATGCCCAACCTGCAGGGGTTGGGTCAACCATTAGCTGATACTTCTTTTCACTCATCGTTTAGTCTCCACACGAATCTTTTCAATGACCTTTGTAATTACGGTCTGACATACTCGATCTCTACATTCTACATGAGATTTAGTCCGAACAATGTACCTAACATCCTCAGACTCTTGACCAGCATTCTTATTCCACCAGCCAGAACCTCCTATATGAAAGCTCTTATTGAGAGGAGCTGTTGCCTCTCCAGCTGCCTCAAAAAAGCTAAAGAATGATATGTCAGCTTTGGCTGGGACAGCAGATAAGATTAGGACTATTGGTAACCACCTCATAGCGTATCAAATGCTTTATCAGCTCGAGCAGCATCCTCTTCTGTATACTGACTCTTTTGCTCAACCACAGGAGCGCTCTCATCAACATCTAGCTTGAGAAGAACATAAGTGCGGAAACGGGATCCTTCCATGAATATCTTTTTGTTGACGACCACATAACTTGACACATCAACATCTTGATATCCAGAGCGGGATACTTTCTCCGTTTCCTGCACTGTGTTCCCTAGGCCTCCAGCAGCGTTGTCACGGATGAACTTTTTCGTCTGTGATGTAACGGTGGAGCCTAGTTTATCGCCGAGTGTAATCTTTGCCTCATGGAGAGCCTTATCTAATGAAAATTGCATGTCATCAGATAGCCCAGACGCTACGGCAAAGATCTCGGTCTTACTGTCCTCTGGTGTTTCGAGATACCAAGTGGGAACACTATCAGAGCCCTTTGAGGCTTTGATCTCAGTTGTGTCCGACTTGAAAGGGTTGGCAGAGCATCCGGCAAGTCCGATTAATGCAGCTGCAAGTATTACTT